CCGGTCGTACCAAGGCTGAGTATCATACTCCTGGTAACGCCATCCTGGGTAACAGCGATGGTGCACCTCCGGTGGCTGAGAAGACCGTCACCGTTGACGACCTGCTGATCTCCAGCGCATTCGTCTACGACCTCGACGAGACTCTTGCTCACTACGACCTGCGTTCTGAGATCTCTCGTAAGATCGGCTATGCTCTCGCTGAGAAGTATGACCGTCTGATCTTCCGTGCTCTGACCCGTGGTGCTCGTGCTGCATCTCCTATCACTAAGTCCAACTTCGTTGAACCCGGTGGTACCCAGGTGCGCGTCGGTACTACTACCAACGGTTCTGATGCTTACTCCGCTACTGCACTGGTTAACGCATTCTATGATGCTGCCGCTGCAATGGATGAGAAGGGCGTCAGCTCTGAAGGTCGCGTGGGTGTTCTGAACCCCCGCCAGTACTATGCACTGATCCAACAGGTTGGTGATAACGGTCTGATTAACCGTGACGAGCAGGGTTCTGCACGTCAAAAAGGTCAAGGTATCGTCGAAATCGCCGGTATCAAGATCTTCAAGTCCATGAACATTCCGTTCTTTAGCCAGTACGGTACCAAGTTTGGTACTGGTTCTGCCACTAACCCCGGTACTACCGATCCTGGTAACACCGGTTCGTTCGTGTCCCCTGCTGTTGAAGATGCCGCTGCTGATGTCACCGGTATCAACAACGAGTACGGTGAAGAAACTGAATTTGCTAACAGCTGCGGTCTGATCTTCCAGAAGGAAGGCGCCGCTTGCGTGGAAGCTATCGGTCCTCAAGTCCAAGTTACCAGTGGTGACGTCTCCGTGATCTATCAGGGCGACGTGATTCTGGGTCGTCTCGCCATGGGCGCTGACTACCTGAACCCCGCTGCTTGCGTGGAACTGTTTGCCGGTACCGCTACCAAGCCTGCTGCATTCTGATCTATTTGGGGGTGCCTTCGGGTACCCCTTTTTTTTATCTATTACTACTATGCCTGTCACTCATGCTGCGTCCACCGAACTGGATGCTGTAAATCAAATCCTAAGCTCCGTGGGACAGGCTCCTGTCACCACGCTTGATCTTCAAAACCCTGAAGTTGCTATCATTCTTACGACACTACGTGAGGTCAATAAGCAAGTGCAATCTGAAGGGTGGTTGTTTAATCAAGAACGACATTACGTGTTGAAACCTGATTCTGCAAGTGAAGAGATCTTGTATCCTACTAATGCCTTACAGATCGACACTAACGTAAATCAACATCGTGATGACTATGATGTAGTACGACGTGGAAACAAACTCTACGACCGACTTAACCACACATACAAATTCAAAAAAGACCTTGAGGTTGACATCACTTGGTTCTTTGAATTTGAAGATGTACCTCCCCCTATTCAAAACTACATTACAGCCCGAGCTGCACGTATGTCAGCTATTAAAATTGTTGGAGAACAGCAATTAGCTGGGCTGCTGCAAGATCAAGAATTAATGACCCGTGCCGCTGCAGTTGAATACGATTGCAACCAAGCTGAATATACTATGTTCGGCTGGCGTGACGGTGAAAACTACTACAATAACTATCAACCGTATAACGCACTTGCACGATGAGTACAATTTCCCAAAGGATTCCAAACTTGCTATTGGGTGTATCCCAACAACCAGATAAACTGAAGTTTCCTGGGCAAGTTGTGGAGGCATCCAACGTTTTCCCTGACTATGCACTAGGTTTGCTTAAGCGACCTGGTGGTAAATTTGAAGCAGAACTGTACAATGCAACAGCCCGAGGACGTTGGTTTCCAATCCTTCGGGATGACACTGAAAAATATGTTTGTCAATATGACACAACTGATGGTATCTTTCGTATCTGGGGGTTGCTAGATGGTCACCCTCGTGCCGTGGATATGGGTACTCTTGCTGCTACCGGACAGCCTAACGCTTGTAACGTTACTAATCTTAAGTCAGATCTAGAGGATTACAATGATGCTCGTGATCTAACAGCAACTGAGCTGGGTGATCTACACGCAGCACAAGCTATCCGTACCGAAACTAATGACGGTCAAAACGCTACAAAAGAAAGTCTGTTCCAAGTAGATGTTACCTATAAAAACGGTTACTACGAGGAGATGCTGAAATCAGGTGTCTTGGAACGTATCGATGATGGTCAGCGTATTGTCAAGGATAACACTTTGACCAACACCACTGTAGCTGTTGTGGCTAAAGGTGGTACTATGCCTACTAATTATGCGTTAGGTAATGACCGTACTGTAGACCATCCTTGGTTAAAACGTGATGGTTATCGTGTATATGAAGTAGAAAAAACTATTGCTGCTGTACATACACAAGGTCAGCTGACGACAGCTAACACTAATATGGCCACAGCTCAAACTGCGTACAATGACGCAGTTAGTGATGAAGCTACACAGAAAGGTGACTACGATAGTGAAGTTACAGCCTGTGCTATTGGGTCTAGTAGTATTCCTAGCACTGCGTATCTGAAAGATGCTACGGCTGACGACATTGAAATCCTTACAATCAACGATTATACGTTTGTCTTGAATAAAAACAAGACGACAGCGATGAAGACTACAACGTCTCCAGCTCAAGCTAACGAAGCGTTTGTTGTCATCAAACAGATTGCGTATAACGCTGATTATAAAGTCACCATAGATACCCATGAAAACACACATTCTACCCCAGACTCCGTATCAGGTGCTACGCTAGACTCTGGTAGCATTGCTACTGCACTGGCTACTGCTATTAACGGTGATACTGATTTATCATATATTACAGCTACAGCTATCGGTTCTGGTATTTATATTTCTAGTACGCAAGCTTTCAGTATCAACACTGCGGGTTCATCGTCTGATGAAGGTATCTATGCCTTCCAAGATAAAATTAACATCGCATCACGCTTGCCTAACCAGTGTGAAAATGGCTACATTGTACGTGTAACTAACACAGATGTCGTCGCTGTAGATGATGTATACGTTGAGTTCCAAACAACCAACAGTGCAGCACGTGGTCCTGGTGTGTGGGAAGAAACCATTGGTCCTGGGCTTAAGTTTGAGATTGATGAGACTACCATGCCTCACCAACTTGTACGGCAAGCTAACGGTATCTTTAAATATGAACCGGTTAACTGGACAGACCGTTTAGTTGGTGATAACGATACTAACCCAATTCCTAGCTTTATCGGTAAAAAGATTAACAACCTATTCTTTTTCCGTAACCGTCTAGGTATGCTGTCTAATGAAGCTGTGATCATGAGCCGTGCTGGTGATTACTTTAACTTCTTTGCTAACAGCTCACAAGCTATAGCTGCAGATGATCCTATTGACATTCAAGCAACATCTATCCGTCCTGTTACGCTTAACTACACACTGGCTACGAGTGTAGGTTTGCTGGTGTTCGGTCCAAACGAACAGTTCTTACTGTCTACAGATGCTGACGTTTTAAGTCCAAGTACTGCTAAAATTAATACTACCAGTTCGTTTGAATGTGATGATAAGATTGATGCGGTATCCGTGGGTACAGCACAAGCATTCATTAGTAAATCTAATCTATACAGCAAGTTGTTTATGATGCTTAATGTGCAGCGAGATTCTGCAGCATCTATCGACGAAGCTACTGCTAACGTACCTGAATACGTACCTAGTAATATTGACACAATGGTATCATCACCTGCTATGTCTATTACATCTTTAGGTAAATCAGGATCTAATACTATTTATCAACACCGATTCTTTGTGCAAGGTGAGAACCGTGTGCAGAGTTGGTATAAATGGAAGCTAACTGGAGATCTGCGTTTGCAGTTCTTTGATAAGAGTACGTTCTATGCTGTAACCAGTTCTGGTACTAATGTATACCTGACATCATATGACTTGACACAAGCTAGTGAATCTGGGTTCTTAACCCTACCTACTGGTGAAAAGACTGATGTGTGTCTTGATATGTTCAACATTAATCCGTATAGAACTTACAACGATACTACAAAGAAGACTACAGTTAACCTACCGTTTGATCACATCGCTGGTAAAAAACTAGCTGTAGTTGTTATTGGTACTTACATCGGTGATACTGATGCTGCCAGTAGTGAGGCTGAGGGTACAGTATCTTACTTTGAAGATGCTAATATCACAAACGACACGGTAGAGCTAAATGGTGATTTCCGTGGACGTGACCTAATTATTGGGTACGTGTATGATATGGATGTCCAACTACCTGTGTTCTATACGACACAGCGAGAAGGGCAGAGTGCTGTTGCTGATGTAACTGCTAGCCTTATCTTGCACCGTATCAAAGTATCTACAGGTCTTAGCGGTCCTATTAAATACAAGGTTGCTATTACAGGTAAAGATACTTGGAATGAAGTCATTAACGTTACTATGCCTTATACGTATGTGCTAAATAACGTTAACCTATCAGCGTCAGCTACACACGATGTTCCTATCTATCAACGGAACGAAAACCTAAAAATTAATATTATTGGAGACACTCCTTTCCCTATCAGTCTACTTAACATAGTCTGGGAAGGTAACTACAACCGTCGATTCTACGCCCGCCAATGACCTACAGACCACGCCGCAGACGTCTCACATCTACCATCCGGGTAGGTAAACACATATGTAAAGTGTTTATAGATCCATGGCAATGGGTGTCAGATGGTACTGTGGTGTGGAAGGTAGGATTTGCTGTAGGCAGATCTCGACGACAAATAAACGACTGGTATTACATAAGACGAAATCGACGCAGCCGATCCTTGCATAAGCGCATGACCGGTACTGAGGGCTTTGCAACCATCCCACGTGGATTCTACGAAGTCCTCCGATTACGTTGGCAGATACCAGCAGGAGATACGATCTTTATAGATTGTACAAGTGCTAACCCAGACAAACAATACAAAACGTTTTCTAGGTGGCGACGATGGCATCCTGACTGGTATGTCAGCTCAGATCTAAAAGAATTTTATTGGACTAAACCATTATGGCAATCGGAGCAATCAGCGCCGGATTAGGTCTTGCACAGTTCGGTTTATCGCTGTTCGCTGAAAAACCAGTTCAAGACAACTCAGCTAAAATTGGAGCTGCTGCGTATAACAGCACGCTGGGTATGTACAAAACCCGGATGCTCAACGAGTACCGGCAACGTGCATACGAACGTAAAATACAACAAGTTACTAAACAGTTTGACGAGAACTTTGCAGCCGCAAACGCATCCTTTCAAACTGAACAAGCTAAGTTTGCAGAGCAGATGATGTCATTTGCTTTTCAAAAAGAAGGTTTGTTGAATCAACTTATGGAAGCCGAAGGCTACGCTGCTGCTACAGAAACCTACGGGAAGAGTGCAGATCGAGTTAAGGCTATCAAAACATTGGGCGATTACGGTCGCAACCAAGCACAATTTACAGAAACCATTGCCAGTGCTTACCGTCAATACGGACGTGATGTTGGTGGTATTGGTGGCGCTTTGCGTCAAGCTAATGAAAGAGCCATTGCACCTATTATGGGTGGTGGTCCTATGATGGAGATGGAGTCACGTGGCTACATCCCATCTTACACAAAAAGCAGTGGTGGTGGCTTCTTTAATACTGCTATGAAAATCATGGGTGGTATTAAGTCAGGTCTTGGTGTTTATAAACAGTTTGACCAAGCGTTTAACC